TTAAACTTTACGTTACCGTTATAAATTCCAACATCAGTTACCAAAGCTGGTGATCCGTTGCTGTCCAAGTCATCGTTGTACAACTTGATAGACTTGATCTTTGCGTTAGACGGAATTTCAGCCATCATAAGGATGTCGTTGTCGTCAATGTCGCCAGTTCCAGCAGCGATGGTGTCAGACCATACGCGAACCTTTCCACCGGCACTTCCAGAGTCAGCCATAACTTGAGGGGTAGCCTCAAAGCTTGTCAGCTCTGTTGAATATGCAGTAGCCATTTTTAATACTCCTAGTTAAATTAAGTAATCAGGTTTAGGATTCGTCACAATCGATTTGGACAACTTTCTCGTCCTCGATGCGTGTCGCGCCCATTGAACATTCAACAAAAACCTGAGTACTGTAGTTTTTATCGCTTCTCTCAGAGATTCGGATATTTGGAGTACCGTTCATGGCAAGGCCAAGTCCAGACTTCGCCCATGCGAAACAGCTTCTAATATTTCCGCTCTTAGCAAGACGATTAGAAATGATGAACTTAAATCCAGCCCATGTGTCAAGCTCTGCGTTCATTAATGCTCTGACGCTGTTATAGTCAACACTCGTATTGGTTGTTACGTTCAACAACGCTTCCAATTGGTCAGGGCCACAAACGATATACATTGGCTCTTCTGCTGGATCAACGTCGTTGCTCAATAACTTCTTTTTAGCTTCAAGCAACTTAGCGAGTGTCAAGTCACTACCACTATCTGCAATTTGCTGTCCAGAAGGAAGACTTACCGCAGAAGCTGTGTCAGAAGAGTTTACTGAGTAAGCACTTCCAAGAGCAGCCGCGATAATTACATCGTCTTTCTGCCGATTCATAGCCGCCATCAATTGCTTCATGGTAGGCGACGTTGGGTCTTTTGCCATCTTCACTCGATCAGGATTGTCGATCAAGTCAACGGCTCTGTATGTGTTAAATGTTACGCGTCGTCTTGAAAATGGAACCTCGGTTAGAGGTGTATCTTCATGCCGACTGATAGATTGAACCATCGAAACGGTATCCATTCTATCGAAGAAAAATTGCTTCGCATCGTTGACCTGTTCCATCCGAACCGCTCCAGCCAGCTTGCTAGTCTTTTGACTTGCAAGGTGGATAAAGTTATCGGAGAAGGAAGTCTCAAATGCCTTGTTAATTTGGTTAGACATTACTCTCTCCTATAAATTAATTAAGTGATTGCGGAGAGTTGCCCATAAGTTGGACTCCCCTGACTTTTTGCCCTGGCCCTCTTAGGGTTGTCAGGAACAGCCTTGCGGCGTTTCTTCTTAACGGTCTTCTTAGGGGCCATAGGCTTGTCCATAGAAGGATCGTGTTTCGGTATAGCTCGAAAGAAATAACAGTTTCTTGTTTCTTCTCGCTCTACCGATGCGTTGTACTCTTCGCAAGTGCTTGTAGCATCGATAAAATACAAGCAATCGCTACATTTAATATCCTGGCTTAATCCCATTTACTCCTCCCCGTGAATCGTCGTGTTCCAGCGGTCAATCATCTTAACCACCGTGTTATGACGCGGGTGAGTTTCATCGAAGTAAGCTTGATAATCGTCGCTCTTCGTATCGTTGTAAAAAGCGTCTTTAGCAAGTTGAGCCGACTCAGGATCAGTAAAGGCATTGACTTTTGGATCACCCAAGTGACGGCCTTCGCCAAAGTCTTTAGCAAGTCGATCCAAGAATCTTGCCAAGCTAGGGTTGTTGCCCACACCTGACTCTTCCAAGTATTGTTTGTCAGCGCTGTCAGCGTACTTATCAACCAGTCGCTGTACTCCTGCAAGCTTCTCATCATATTGCCTGCCCCAATCTGCTCTTAACTCTATCTCTGCTCTCTGAATTGTATTCTCAGATTCAACTTGGCCTTCAACGTACATATCTTTACTTGTACTATTCCACCAATCGTAAAGTTCGCTGACTTGCTTATTGTTCAAGCCTGCGTTGTGAGCTTTATTCAGAAAAGCTTTTTCAAAGTTGTCGTCGTAGCTCATGCCTTCTGGCAATTCAGCTTTCTCCAACTCGTAGCCGTCTGGCTGTTCTGGACGACCCAGCTTTGTGTAATACCGCTCCCACTCTTCAGTGGATGCTTTCTCATCTGGGATGCGTACTGCTCCCTCAAAATACCGTTCCGTTTCAACGTAACTTTTCGCTAACCCTGAAACGTCCTTGAATTTTTCCAAGGTTTTAATTCCCTGCAAGTCATCTGGCAATTCATCCCGCCAAGATTTCTCTGCTACTTCTTCTACTGTTTCTTCTACTGCTTCGGTTGATTCAACGGCCTCTACTTCTGAGGTTATCGTTTCTTCGCTCATGTGTTACCCTCTGTTTTCCCAGCGTTCCAAGTTGTGCTTTATCTGTAAGAACACCGCACGGCAACCTTCGTTATAAGCCGTAGTCTCAGGTTCGCCAGGAACAAAACTGGATGTGTTGTTATAAACATCTTGAAGATGCTCGTAGACTACGGAGCCACTTTGGCTTTTGAATGTATCGTAAAACGCTCGTAACAGCTTATCGCTATCCTTGTCCTGCGAATTGCTGGACGAGTGCTTGCTTGTCTTCGTCACTTAAATTTGCTGCTCCATCTTGTAAGACTTTCATTGCAGGCGCTGCCTTGCCAGCCGACTCCGCGACCTGGGCCGCTTGTTGTTGCTGGAGCATCGCTGCTTCTTTTTGTTTAACTTCTGCAATCTTTTCTTGAGTTTCAGACGCGCCTCGTATACCTTTTTTTGGTACTCCCAGAATTGGCGCTGCCAATCTCGCCATCGCTGGAAGATCAGGAATTTGCATAACCTCTGGATCAAGTTGCCCCCATTCCGTTAACATGCCCAGCCAGCTTTGCATGGACTGCACTTCAGAAACGCGCTGCGCTCTTGCCAGTTGCCCAACGTACTCAATGTCAATCTTATCTAAACCAGTTAAAACTTCTGGCGGTGGAGCAATTGCCCCTGCTCGCAACATGATACCGACGGCTCTTTCGAGCATTGGCCCAAGCACTTCAGTTTCAAATCTTGCTATCGTCGGGCCAAGCAACCTTTCCATCTCGCCGCGCCTTGTCATAATTTCTTCTGCTGTCATGCGCGAGCTGCTCGGCAAGTTCAATTGATCCGTCAAGTACATATCGCGGATACCCTGGCGAAGCTCATTTGCTTTTAACGAGGAAAGGTCGAGTCGTAATTCTGTGGGTAATAGCCTGACGTTCTGCGGATCACGCGAGTAGACGATTGAGTTACCGCCCAGCTTGACGTTGCCGATAAAACCTTCTTCGCCAGTTAATATGGAAGGGTTGACTGCTTTTTCTAATCCAGTAAGCTCAAGCTTTCTTAATTGGTTAAGCGATTTAATATCATCCATCGCTATCATGGCAGGGCCGCGTCCTCTTGTTTCCCCAGATGCTTTATCCCAGCGTCCGACCATATATGGATTTTCATGGTAGCCGCGTTGGTCTAATACCAAAGACATATCTTTGAAAATATCAACGTGAGCGTATGTAAACTTGCTCGCCACTTTCGCGCCAATTTCGTCAACGGGTGCTACCACTCTTACCAAATCAAACTTATCGTCAGGAGTTTTTTCTAATGCTTTGCGAACAGGGTCTGGAATATTCTTTTCACCAAACTGCTGCACCATTTGCCGCGCTGTTCTTTCGTACTCCCAAAAAACTGTATCGACTAATCCTGATTCGCTTTCAGCAAAAACGTATGAGCTGATTGGCAACGCTCTAAAGTTTAATCCGTTAAACCCTTTATGCTTTAGCCTCGCCTCTTCCATATACAGGCAGACTGTGGCGAATGAATTAAAGTCTTCGTACACTTCATTAATAACAACGTAGAAGTTACTTTGCTGAAGAGCGAAGTTAACGCTTTTAGATAAATCATCGAACCAGCGCAGAACATCTTGGTCGTCATTAAAATCAGCATATTGAGATGACTCAGGAATTTTAAAGCCGAACCACTGAATTGCTTTGCTTGTCAAAGTCTCTGCCATAATTAAAGCAAGAGTCTTTGAAGCGTGAGGCGCAGTCGAGTCGTAATGCTTATGCCTTTGAGTACCAGAGACTCGCTGTTCGTTAGGAGCCTGCTTACCCATTCGCATAAAATCAACAACGTCTTGATAGAAGCCGTCCCAAAGAGTACGGTCTTCTTTCAGCGTTTCATTTCTGCTAAGTAATTGCTTTGCGTTGATTGCCATTAATTGCCGCCTAGTTTCGTTTTCTTAGAAGCATCTTCTTCGCCCGACAAGCCTGCCGCTCCACCTTGATTTGTAATCAAAGAACCTCGGCCTTTCTTATTCGCAGCAAGTTTTCTCATGCGATCTTCACGCTCTGTATCTTTTTCCTCTACCTCTGGCAAAGGAGCAGGGGCGGGAGGAAGCGGAGGCAATTTTGGGGCGCTAGGCATCAGTGGCCCGTTAATCATTAACAGTAAGTCAAAATTCATATAGCTAACCTAAAGTACGTTTCTTAATAGATGCGTTATCATCGCCGCCGCCCAAACCTTGAGCGCCGCCCCGATTTACAATTAAAGAACTTCTTCCAGAGCGTTTGTTGCTCGCTCGTTTTTCCCTCTCCTCGGTACTTTGAGAAACAGGTTCTGCTGGGGCCGCCACTGGCTTTGGAGCTGGAGCTGGAGCCGGTGCGGGTCTTGGTGGTGGTGAAGGTGCGCCCATTACCAAAATTCTCCTACGTTTACAGCTTGAGCTTGCAATGGCTCTGTTCTCTCTGGCCTGATGCTCATAGCTAATTCCATAAATGAATCCGCGCCATGACTTGCCCAGTTATGCACCGGCCTTGCCTTGAACACTTGATTCTTGTCGTCATACTCTTTGTGGTAATTCCTAAGTGATGCAATCAATCTTTCGCATTTCCTGCGATCCATCCAGCAACGACTTAGCAATTGCCTTGCCTGCTCAATTGCCTCTTCCTTCTTATTCACTTTCTTTCCAACTCGAAAGTTAATGCCTAAACTACGCGCCGTTTCCCTACGAGTTTTGCCTGTCGTTAACTCCCGTACTTCTATGTCCCACGGGGCGTTATGGCTGTCGTAAGAATACGGCTTGCTTTTAATTTCGCTGATGAAGTGCGGCAGCCCTTCGCCACTCGCCTCATAGTAGTCAATAATGCGTACCTCTTGACCATGTTGTTGAGCGAAGACCACTGACATCGAGTCATCGATTCCTAAATCCCAATATGTACTTGTTCTTAATTTTGGCTCCCAAGGCACTCTGCCGATTCGCCCGTCTGTTTCCATACGAGTCATTTCTTTAGCAAAGTAAGCACCTGGAATCGCCGCGTGAAAAGAGCAGTAATACTCTTGCTGGATCATCTGCTCATCCATGCCTTCGCGGCGCTCTTCTTCTAAATCATCTGCGGTTACAACTCTTGAGCCATCTTCGCCCTCTGAATCACGGCGCGTATCTTCCACCGTAAGCTTCGAGCAAAACCACTGGTCGTTTTCTTGAGCCATCTCAAACATTCGATGACCGTGATTCTGACCACGCGGCGTATATACAAACAACGCTATTCCATCGTTCTCCCTGATAATAGGTCTTAGAAAATCCCACGCTTTAGGTGACATGATTGGATATTCACTAAAGAGCAAGCCGACAGGGTTTGTGCCGACCAGCCAATCCAGGCCCATGTCCGTCCCGACCAATTGATAGATACTCCCGTTAGTAAGAGTAATCTTCATATCAGTCTCGTTTTTAGATACGATCACCTCCTTTGGAAAATGATCCATCACCTTCAGACCGTCTTTATCAATTCCGTCCCATATAGCTTTGCGAGCCTGTCGGGCGGTTGGAAACAAATGGTAATACTGGCCTTTGCGCTTGAACATTTCTCTGATGAACAAGTTCAAGCCACATTTATCTTTTCCTGCGCGTCTGTGCCAGCAACACACGCCTCTTTTTATTCCAGCGTCAAACGCTTTAAAGAGGGGTATCTGGTATTTGCGCGGTTGGAAGTTGTAAGGTATTGTCAGTTTCGCCATTATAATTTATGACATTGATTTGAATTTGAGTACCGACATTGCCTTCTTCCTTCGGTGCTAGTTTTGACCACCAACTATAAAACTCCCTTTTGTTTCTATCGTCCTTCTTGACAAACTCAGCGAAAGCCTGCTCGCCACCGATGCGCTCGAAAGTCGTCATCAACTGCTGCCGAACACTCTGGCTCGATGCTTTGTCCACGCATTTCTCTAATGGTTCGAGGCGTAAAGCTTTGACTTTCTCTTCTATCAGCCTTGCACCTTTCAGCATGTCGTCCATTGTCACCTACCATTCTAAAAATTCTTGACCAGACTTTTTCATTCAATAACCGAAACATCGAGTATTGCCTGGTAATAAAATAATCTACTGCATGAGGAGAAGGGCAAGTGGATAGTAGTAAATGAAATTGCTCTTCTTCTCTCTTGCTTCCATTGCATTTAGGCGCATGATTCTCAGCTATAATCGGATGTGCAAATACCAACTCAGGTCGTTTGTCGCCATCCAAGTCGTAGTAAATCGTTGCGTTTCTCGGAACTTCGTTGATGCTCCAGCCGATCATGTATTTCATTGGCGGCTCTATAAACCCTGGCATCTCCATTCGCCATTGCTCGTATACTTCCGAAGCAGTGAGCGGCCCTCCCGTACAAAAACTAGGGACTATTAACGCTATCAATAATAGCTTCAGTCGTGTCCTGATATTTTTGTACACCTAAAATGTAAGTGGATAATTCATCCAGTTCCTCGTCCTTTAAACAATGCTGCCCAGTGTCTTTAAAATAAAGCTTTGGCTCTACAGGGCGAATCGGGTAAGCCAGGTTCAAACTATCTGGCATAGTCGAGCAGGCGTTAATTCCGACGGTTAAAAAAATCGCGAGGATTACCCTTACCCTTCTTTGCCAATTTTTCCTTATACTCTTCTTCAATCTTTGCTTTCTCACGATTGATTTTCCCGTGTACATTTAAAGCTGCTTTCAGGCTAGAAGATTTCTGCAACTTCTTGCCAATCCTAATAAAGTAAAATACTGCGCCCAACCCTGCTGCTATTGTTATTAGTAGCGTTGTCATAGTGTTCTACAAATGCCTTGGCAAATTTATAAACGTCCTTTTCCGAAAACTTATTTTTAGCCAGATTAAATATCAAACAGACTACTTGGCAATTCTTTTGCGTGTACCCTTTACTAGAATTAATCCTGTCCACACTTGGCTGAAAAGGACTTTTTCGGCCTTTCTTCGTTACAAACGCCAAGCCTGTTTTCTGACAAACTCCTGCGTCTACTTTTTGCCAATACCATTTGTCTGTAAGGTCAAACTTCCAGCCTTTTTTAATTGCCCTAGCTGCTATAATTCCTAACGGGTTTTCTTGCCGCCATTGCCTACAACGCGCTTTCTGCCGATCAGGATTCTTATCGCGCCACTTCTTAGAACGCGCACGACTCTTAGCTGTTTTTTCTGCCTTAGACTGAACCAAACTTACTTCTTCGTTGGTTGCTCTGGATCATCGCTGTTCCTGTTCTTCCCGACATTCAAAGAAGCCCAGTTCAATACGCGCATTACCGTGTCGTAAACTTCGTTGCCTTTAACCGACGGCATAACCGCAGTCACCATATTGGCAAGCGCAATCATAAAAGCTACGCAAGTCACTGCCATGTTGTCGTTAAGCAAACCTGTCAGCATCTCCATTTCATTTCCTCAATTTAATTATTTTCTTAATACAGCCCAAGGGAATCTGCATTCTTCCTGTGATACTTTTATTAGCTTTATCGCGAGTCTCTATATTGCTAAACATCCACAAGTTATGATCTGTCTCGCCAAGGTAATAGCCAATCGTGCTTACCGGCATGTCCCTGGTATCCTTCAACGCGTCCTTCAAATCTGTCCAGCTTTCATCCCCCAAGTCAGCAGCATCTCGCCACTCGACTACAATAGGGTCTTCAACTTTTAGCTTCGG